TTCTTAGCAACCTCAATTACAAGAGGGACTACTTTATCGTACTTAACAGCACCATACCCATTCTCGCGGAGAATAGTAATCTCAGGCATAACTTCAGCCACGTCTTGGTAGATTAAACCATAGTCACGGCCTTTGTAAATGCTTTGCTTACTGTTCCAGTCAAAGGTTACACCTTTTAGACCTAACAGTTTACCAATAGGATCTTCAATCAATTTCTGATTGTTTTTGTAGCGGCTATCTGATGTTGAATAGGCTATAATATCACTAGCAGATGATATAACACCTGATGAATGTATAGTACCACCAACTTCAAAATTATAACTTCCACTAGGGGCCATATTTACACCCCATATACCATATAATTGATTATCAATAGAACTATTTGTTCTTACAGCCCATTGACCTGCACTATTAAGTAATCCAAATCCACTACTATCCCAATACACATAACCTTTTACAGTTGACTCATATCCTGATTTAAAGGTCATACCATTATTGCTAGTTAATGCCCAAGTACTAGCAGAGTTCTGATAAAAATACCCACCGTATGTTGAGTTATACAAACCATACTGATTGTATGTGTAAATCCATTGGCTAACGTATAAACTAGAAGCTGTAGTAATAGTACCTGCTGCAGTAATAGCTCCATTTGTCCA